TGCCACCACCTCTATAATTTGTAACTGGAACTCCACCACTAGGATAACCAAACCTATTGTTTCCTAAAACAGGTTTATAACCAGATACTTTCATTAAACCACCGCCTGCAGCTTTGGTTCTTTTTTTAGCCATCTTTTTAAATGTTTTTGCTAAGTTATATCTTTTTGATCCCGGAGGACATGATTTGCTACCAAATTTTTTTCCTGTGCAAGGTTTATCCTTACGCATGTTTTTAGTTGCTTTTTGTATCCATCTATCGTCTGACATTATTTTTTGCCTCCTCTAAATATCTGTGTTCCCTTTATACCAAAAATCGACGCAACTACAAGTATCCACAAATTTGTGAACCATGACGGCAATGACTGGAAATATTCAAAGAAAAGCTTTACCTTCTCCATCGCAGCCGGATCGTCCGACATAACTGCCCACATAAGCACCACTATGGGCGCCGAAATAATGACGAGGACGAATTCGTCCTTGTAGTCGTTTTGACGGGCTTCTAAAAGTTTACCCTGGTAAGCTTCCTCACCACGAGCTTGACGCTCTGCGTGTAAAAGTTGTGCAT